AGACCAAACGGTCAATCGCTCGACGCACCGTAATACGACCCTTGAGCTTAGAACGTTTGTTGTTGTTGCTACCGCAGCATATCGTGCCACGGAAACCAAGGTACTTTCTTCCGCTTGGGTACGTTAGCACGCAAGCACCAAACTCGCTCTGAGCCAACCCTGAAGGAATACCGATGGTATCGAGGTCGCTCGTATTGCCAACGCGCATGTCGTCCTTGCCGTTACCCGTGTCAAAGTTGGCTGACCCTGAACCTGATACGGTTGACGGGTCGTTGGGTGAAGATGGAGAGGCTGACCCCGCGTCCTTTACAAGGCCAACACCACCTCCACCTGTGTAGAAGTCCTCATTGATAAGGGCGGTGATAGCGTCATCGCCCACAAACCAATCGGCAAGGCTGCTGTAGTTCTGCGTTACAGTAAACTGTATATCGTCAATGTCGATTCTTCTCTCCTCACAGACATTACCCGTACCAATTCTATCGCCCTGTAGCTTAATGGTTACAATAGAGCCTGCAGGCACAGTGTAATCTGCACCCGGCCCTGAGCTACCACCGGGCGATTGACCCGCATCGGGGTTGCCCATAGGGTCGTTAAGCGGCAACAAGATGTATGGTGCTCTATCAACACCAATGTTAAAAGCGTCCTGCGCCACGGCCTCTACCATACCCGTGTCCTTCAAAGAACCCGCTGATGCGTTGAGTGCAAGACCGTCGGTGCTGATAACCATATACGTTCCTGTCACACCATTGTTGCCCGGAAGCTCGTTGGCCTGCATGACCTTCTTCTCAAGGACAGTAACGTACAGGCACTCATTGACAGGCCCGCTTGTATCGGACTTGACAACAAGCCTATCACCCTCTTCTACCTTACGAGGGTTCTCTCCCTGAAGCAAGATGTAAGCCCTGTTCTGAGTTGAGTCAAGGAAGAAGGTGTTGGAGTAGATGGTATTGTATCCTGCCTCGTCGGGCTTGATGCCAAACTTGTACCTCGTCGCCCATACGGGAGGTTTTTGACTCGTAGGAATCTCTACCCTAATCTGATTCTTGGTGTCGCTTGCAGAGCACGGAACGTGAACAGTGTTGCTGTCGCTTACAAGGGCCGTAGTAGACCTGTTGTACTCGTCCATGTACATGATGCCCACCTCGTAGCCTCTGTTGCTGTGAAGGCTCTCTGCTGTCCCCGCAGGGAAGAAGGTTACCTTGGTTGCGGAAGTGTCAAAGCGGTAGAAAAAGAAAGAATCGAGAGTGGGAGAAGCAGGGTCGTTCGTATACCTCAGTCCGGGAAATATCACTTCACAGGTGCTGCCCGAAGTTTGAGTAAATGTGACAGGCTCAGGTTGAGCGATGGTAGTACCCAACGTAATACCTGTAGTTACCAATGTAAATGCACCCAACTGCTGCTCTCTACCACAGTTGTAGCTATCTGTAAGCGTCCCTCCATCACACGATGTTGATGCACCACCACCGTCGTAGACGGGGAAAATGTTGGTCAGAGTACCAACCTGATTTTGGAAGTTGGCACTTCCCATCCAATCAGCCAACGTGTTGTAGTTGGCGTTCAGGGTAAAGGTCGCAGTAATCGTTTGAGGCGAGGAACTTGTCCCCGGAGGCACTTGCGAAGGGAACGACCCCGTTCCCACCTCTTGCGTAGAGCTTGAATCTACGTAAATCTGAAACTCAAACTCCATGACGCTGCCTGCCGTAAGCCTGCTGTTGCCCTGACCGTCAACACAGAAAGGAGCGAGGTCAATCTGCTGCCTGCCATCCGTCACCGTTTGGGCCACACCACCCGATACGCTTTGTGGAAGGGTGTATGTAACTGCGGCTCCATTGATATTGGAGGGAGACAGGTTTTCTTGAGACAGCGTGTTCTCCTTCAGCGTGCAGATGTAGTTAAGCCGTGTAGGATTGCCGCTGCTATCTACAAGGTCATAGCCCTCAAGATAGTTGCCGTACATAAGCCTGTTGCCCATAAGCGTTTGGGCCTGAGCCAACAGGGGTACGTTGTCGTACAACCTGAGAATCTCAGAGCTTGGCAGAATCGTAAAGATTTTGCTGTCGCTGAAGTTGAACGTCAGGTCGTTGTTGTCAGGAAGGCCGAGCTTCGCCTTGTCGAGCTTCTCGATAACCTTAATGGTGCTGTCGTTGGCCTCCTTAAACAAGATGTCAATTCCCTTAACGAGACTGCTACCTGTATTGTAGGTAATGGTAGCGTTGTTGTGCTTGTTGATGAAGCCCTCGTTGAGGTAGCTCTTAGGCGTAAAGTCAAAAGCCTTGGGCGTAAAGACAGGCGTAGAAAACTGCGACGTAGCCGAGTATTCGTTGTCGTCATATCTCCACCTGTAAGCAAAGCAGATAAACCTCTCCTCCATAAACGTAGAGGAGATGTTGCTGTTGAAGCTCGAAGTAGTAGAGGGAGAGTTGACGGGTGCTTTCTTGATGACAAGAAGCTCATCATCAGTAACTGTATCTACATCACCACTCGTTGGCTCACCGTAAGTGCGCGTAACATTGATGCGCCTTGGCGGGTTGAAGTCGTCCGTAAAGAACAGGAGGTCATCAATCAGGCTGACACCCGTAATGAGATACGCAGGGCTGAAGTTCAGAGTTGTCTTGACACCACCACCGTCATCCATGCTGATGACATGGTATGTGGTAACCTGAGTGCTCGTGTTGAACGAGACAATAAGGTCTAGCTTACCCGTGTTGCTTGACGCTGTAAACGCAGGGTCATGGACAAACCAATAGAGGGTCTCTGTTGAGCCGTCCTCAAGCGCACCGATACAACGAGCTGATGCGCTCAGGGGTGTGTCTTGGACTTGAAGGGTGGTAAGCTGTGTGTTGCCAAGCGTAGTCTCAATGACACCCATCTCATCCTCCTCGGTAGAGCCGACTCGGATATTCAATGCATCAGTGTACTCGCCATCGGGAACAAGACGTTCGTCAAGTTCCTTGTTCATCTTACCCTTGGTAAACGTCCTTAAGTCCTTTGCCATTACTTAATCCACTTATCCATTCCACGGAGGTTCATCAACAATCTTCCGGGATGGATATTACTGATTCTGATTTTAGCATTACGCAACAGAGCAGACTTTCTTTTGCGTGCCCTGTTGACCACGTACTCTTGCACACCCAACTTACTGTTTAAGATGGCATACTCAATGTATGCGTAGACAAAGTCCTCAAAGAGCTTGTTGACGTGAACCTTGCTGTCGTCACCATTCTCCATGCCGTCTGACACGTACTCAAGGACAACAGAGGCTCCCGTTCCGATGTTGGAGCTGAAGTTGATTACACCCGACGCTCTGTCAATGGCAAAGGTTGGATTGGCGTTGGCCGTCTCCGTGTTGAGCGCATACCACGCACCACCAAATGGCGTTGTGAAGTACCAATGACCTCCGACGAAGTATCCCTCGAAGCCATCGAAAGGATGGCCTGTGTTGAGGTAGATGCTCTTCTTGCCTCCCGTGATACGTTGGAAGTCAATATCTGAAAACTCAGGAGATATAGCATTGCCACCCACATCAAAGAGGATGCGCTCGTTGTTGTCCTGCAGGTACGACTTGGCGTAGTTGACCTGAATGTTTTCAGTCAGTGGATAGAGGTATCCATTCTTGTACATGGAAATACGAACCCAATTGACAAAGTCAGATGGCAGGATGAATCTGTATTGGTCAGTAATGGTGAGCTGAAGAACCTTGACCTCCTTGAAGGCATCGTAGTTAAGCTCCTGAATGGCACGCTTGGCGTGAAACAAAACCTTAAACCTGTCCTCGTTGTTGACGAGGCTGTGGTTGCCCGCGTACATCAACATGAAGTTGTTGACGATGTCGTACAGGGACACGTACTGATAGGAACCCCAATTGGCTCCTTCAGGATTTGCTCCTCCGTTCTCGTAATACTGAAACTGACTGATGTACCCCATTATCCTTCTTGTTGTTGCTCCTTGGTTTCTTCACCCGTAGCAAAGCCAAAGACTTCAGGCTCTCTAATCGTAATGCCTGCGTACTGCAGAATCTTCATGGTGAGGTTGTTCTCATCATCAAGCGGCACTTCAAAATCTTGGAAGTCAACCGCTGTTTGGTTGAACACAGGCTCACCTCCCGTAAGGGTGAAATAAGTCCAATTCGGGTCTTTAGGATATCTAAAGTATTGTGCCACTACCCTACCCGCTGTCATGTTGGTGCTTGGGAACACCTGCATAGAGGTCTCCTCCGAGGTATACGCAGGGTACTCAAGCGTAGGAGCGGTGTAGATGGAGTTGTTGAGCATAGTAATCTTGCTATGCGTCACCTTCTCCGCCTCGTTCTGTTGAGTCCCTGCTCTGAATATACTGTAAGCTATAGGTGAAGCAGATTCAAAAGAA